AGCCGATGTAGCCCATCCCGCCCATGTCGGCGGCCAGGGCAAAGACCCAGCTGCAGCCGCGCACGGCCTCGATCGCGCTGTCGAGGCGGCGCAGGTCGCAGCGCCAATCGCTCTCCTCCGCCCTGGTGGGGAAGGCGGGCGGCTTGTAGTCGACGGCCCGCACGTAGTGCCCGCGTTGGGCCAGGTAGTTGCACAGGTGGTGGCCAATGAAGCCCGCCGCGCCGGTAACCAGGATCTTCATGGACGTTTCTCCAATGATGTTCCTGGTGGCTGTTCAACAGGTTGATACGGATCTTCCCACCATCTTGGCGGATAATCCTTGGCATCCGATGAGCCCCGGTTCAGCAAATGAGTTTCATGCACTGGACATACATCCGATCCGCTCAGACAATCAAGGCCGACATGATAGTCAGTCACACGCCCCTCCACTCGAACTGACCGCGCGTGCGGTCGCTCTCGTGCACGTAGGGCTCCTGGTCGTGAAAGCCCATCCGCTCGAACAGCCGCGGGTTGAAATGCACGCCCTCTCTCCCAATACTCACCCCCCGGTTGACGGTGGTGCGCACGCGGTGCATCCCCGCGCAGTGGAGGGCCATGTCCTTGCCGCCGTCTTGAGAGCTGGCCTGGTGGGCGTGGCCGACCTCCTCGAACAGTGCCAGCACCTCGCCGTGGGGCAGCTGGCCATAGTCACACTCGCAGATCAGCTCGTAGTAGCGCAAGAAGTAGGGCCGGATACGCGCCCAGCGCTGCGGTGTGAAGCCGATCATCCACCAGTGCGGCCGGCCGGGTGCGACCTGGCCCAGCCAGCGCTCGAGCTCGTCTTTCCCGCACCAACGGCGAAAGCCGGTCGTGAAGCCGAAGGTGTCGGGATGGTGGGCCAGCTCGTCGAATAAGACCGGCAGCAGCCGTGACCAGAAGGGCGATAGGATTACGTCATCCTCGACCATCACGATCCGACCGTAGTACTGGCACATCCACTCGTAGGCCTCGAACTGGTTGATGCCCACCCCGACGTTCTCGGCGCGCGTATGGGCCATCTTGAAGCCCGGCACGCCAGAGCGGGCGAACATCCGCACTGCCTCGTCGATGCGCCCCTGGTCGCCGACCTGCCGCCCACTGTAGCGATTGACGGCCCCGTCCTGCCACAGATGAAAGTCCATCTCGGGCGGCTCAAACTGCCCCGCCAGGCTGTGCAGGAGCTGGGCCAGGTAGTGCGGCCGGTCGAAGGAGACGATGCCGATGCCAATCATGCTGCCACCCCCAGTGCCCGCGTCACCTGGCCGCCGCGCAGCAGGTACTCCAGGAACTCCTTGACCAGGAGCGGGGTCACGATCGCGGCTGCGGCTGCACGCGCGGCGCGGATCTCCTCGCGGGCCTGGGCCAGGACCTCGTCGCGGTCCTCGGTGAGGACGTTCTCCCAGTAGCACATGCAATGGGGATGGGCCGGCTGCGTGGGCAGATCGTCCAATTCGTACTCCTTGTCGGCATAGCTGTCGCAGATGTCGCAGCACGGATGCTGTGGCGAGAGCTTCCAGCGCAGCTTCTCCACGAACGGGTTGGCCCGGGCTGAGGCCTCGTGGGCCTGCGCTGCAGCGCGCGAGATCTCGGTGCGGGCCAGGCGCATGGCGTCGTAGGAGGCGTCCACCCCGTAGGGGGCCTTGGTGCGCACCAGCTGGCGGCCCGGCTGCAAATAGCGCTCCAGGTCGCGCGAGAGGGCCAGCGAGCCGCGTCCCTGGCGGATGCCCTCCTCCAGCATGGCGTCGAGCTTGCGGCGGGTGTTGCCCGCCGTGGCCCAGATGCGCTCCGAGAGGGTGTAGCCGTTGGGGTCCACCCACAGGTGCGGCGGATCGTAGTGCGCCAGCGGGTTGGGGGTGAACACAGTGCCCTGCTCCCGTGCTATCCCGCCGCGCAACAGCGCTTTGAGGTCCGCCGGTAAGCGCCGCTCCATCATGGCCGCCTGCTGCTCGACCTGGATGCGCATGGCCTCGGTGATGGCGGCCCACAGCGCGCGGGCGTAGGGCGAGAGGGGGAACACCGCGCCGTCGGGAAGGATCTCAAACGGCGCTGGCCGCTCGCCCCGGCCACGCGCCACAAACAGGCGCATCGTCGCATCGCCAATGTCGCGCTGCAGCTCGTAGGTCGCGCTGCGTGGGATGTTGCCCTCGGCATCGGCGGCGCGCAAGATGCGGCTCGTGGCGTAGTTGGCCAGGCCCGCAAAGAGGGCCTCCATCCGCCGTTCGTTATCGCGCATCACGCTCAGGTGCCGGGAGCGGTAGCTAGTCGCCATCAGCGTGTCGCCTCGATCTGGGCGTAGGCCTCGAAGGGCGTGGCAGAGCCGGCGATCGTGAACTGCACCTCGATGCGGTAAATATGGCCACGGGTCAAGCTCTTGACTTTCGGCAGCGTGATCACGTCGCCCGACACGCTCGCGCTGCCGGATAGCACCGTGGCCGTGACGTCGGCATAGTCATTGGAGACGTCGTAGGCCTTGACCGAGACGCTGGTCGGGCTGGATCCCCAGTTGGTCGTCGTGAGCGTGTAGGTAATTTGCTCATCGGCGCCCTGATATAACTTGCCCTCAGCAACTTCCAGATCTGTGGGACGCATGGCCCGCTCCTAGCTCGCCGCGGCTGTGCAGGTCCCGGTGATGGTCAGCGTGTCGCCGTCGTCGAGCGACTTGTCCCCGGCGGCGAACGCCCCGCCGCCGTAGAGCGTGTCGACCGTGCCACCCTTGGTGCTCGTGGTCGTCAGGAACGCGCCGCCGATCGTGGTCGAGTTCGTGCTGATGGTAAACACACAGGGCGAACCGCTGTTGTCTACGCTCTGGCTGGACACGGCGCCAAACGTCACCGTCTGGCGTGCGCCCTCGTCGTAGGCCGTGACCTCAGTCCACCCGGGGTGGCTGGCCTCTGTGTCGCCGGCCGCAAACGTCGGCGTGCCGTCGGCCAGGCCCATGTACCAGGCCGCGGTGTAGCCCGAACCTTTGAGGTGCTTGTCGAGTGAGTCGTCCAGTCCGGCGTTGACGACCAGGTTGTCAAACTCGTCCACCCATTTGACGTTGCCGTGCTTGTCACGCGCCACGACGTGGTAATGTGTGCTCAGCGTCCTGCCTGCCTTGATGTGATTCATGTATCGTCTCCTAATCTCGTTCTGATAGTGTCAGCCCCAACGCCCTGCTGATCAACGTCAGCGCCAACGATCGCTCCTGCAATGTCAATGATAGATCCCGGCTCTGCAAGGTCAGCGCGATCGCCGCTGCCGCCGCTTCCCCTTCCATACCCACGAATGACGCGCCCAACGAGCGGGCCACGGCGATGGTCGCACTTGCCGCCGCCAGGGCGGAGGCCGCGACGGCCAGCACCCGGCCCAGGCTCACGTCCCCCAATGCCGCCGCCTGGCCCGCCAGCGTGATGCCCAGCTCCCGGCCCAACGCCGCGTTGGCGCTCGCTGCCGCCGTCGCCGCCAGCCCCATGGCCATCGACCGCGAGAGCGCCAGGCTGGCTGTGATGCCCGTGGCGAACCCGACCGCCTCATAGATCGCCGTCGTGAACGAGGCCGCCGCCGCAGCCGTCGCGCTCTGCGAGATGCCGCGCTCGCTGGCCAGCGTCGCGTCCGCGATCGCCGCCGCCACGGCTGCCTGTGTGACCACCTTCAGAATGTCGAGCTGCAATGAGGCGCCCGCCGCAGCTTGCCCTCCATCCGTCAGCCCCGCCGCGCGTGAGAGCGACACGCCCGCCCCTGCTGCCGCCCGCCCGCTCTGGCTGATGGCGGCTTGCCGGGCCAACGTTGCCGAGGCCAGCGCTGCTGCTGTCCCGCTGCCTGTCAGTCCAGCCTGGCGAGACAGTGAGAAGATGGCTGCCGTGCCTTTGCTGGCCGCCTCGCTGACGCCCGCGCTCCGGGCCAGTGACGCCGCTGCAATAGCCGCCGCCAGCCCTCCGTGTATGATGCCCGCCGTCCTGCCCAAGGTTGTGCTGCCTAATGCGGCTGCCGATGCGCTCGGCGTAAGGGTGGCTGTGCGTGCCAATGTGAGCGACACGTCATAGTTAGCCCCACCCGCCGCCTCCGCCCCAATCGCCAGGTACGTCACCCAGCAGGCCGACGACTCCGCGTCGTCCATCACGCACGTGAACCCGTCGGCGTCGATGGACTTGATGTCCATCAGGCCGACAACGGCGTCGTCCACCACGTGCGCGTACACGGCGTCGTCCTGGTTGGTGTACGCCGTCTCGGTGTCGGCCAGGTTGTCCTCGTCGGAGATGGCCTGGACTGCGCGGTTTGTGGTGGAGGTGCCCGCGCCGATGGAGATGCGGGCGTGGGCGGTTACGGTGTCCTGTGTGGAGAGGGCGCGGTTGGCGCTGGCGAACAGCACAGCGACTGGCTCGAACCCAACATCCTCCTCGATGTCGTTGCCGTCGGTGCGGGTGGTCAGGTCGCCTACGGCGTATTGTCCGCCCTTCAGACAGATGTAGTGGTAGTAGAATATGCCGGTGCCCTCAATCTGATTGAGGGTGAAGCCGTCCGCGTCGAATGACACGAATGCATCTCGGATGGTGACGCCATCGTACCGACATGCCGAGAGCGTTTCGCCATTGTACCCATATCCCGCTGTATTCGACGTGGCCTGATTGTCCTGTGAGGAGCAGCCAACAGTTCCTTGATTGCTGCTGCCCGTCGCCATACCCATAGCCCACATCAAGCACGGAATGTAGTTTTCCCCAACGCTTGCAGTCCACCATGCCGATGCAACGATAACCGCCTCTGGCTGGAACCCGACCCCCGTTACTGCACAGTTTCCCGTATCGTTGTCACGCTGCTTGTTGCCGATGTAGACATTGGTGAGATCATCCCCACCCAGCGCTAAATATGAAATACGATAGTCTGCTGAAAACTGATTATCAATTGTAAGAGTGAATCCGTCAGCATCCAGCGATTTGAAATCGGCCAAGCCATCCAATGTGGCCGTGTCGGTATAGATACGAATGCAAGAGTTCACCTCATGGTAGGCGCTACTGTCCGAGGTGGCCTGACCGTCCTCGCTATAACCGACAACGCAGAAGCGGCTAGTAGAGCTGATGCCTGCCCCAAACCCAAAGCTGATCGTCCCGCCCGCCACGCTGTCGGCGCTCGCCGTCGAGCCCGACCACCAGAACAACACGATCTTCGGCTGGAAGCCGACGCCGGTGATGCTCTGGTCGTTGCCAGCGGTGACGGAGCTGTCTATGTTGAATGAGCCTACATGGGACTCGTATGCCAACTAGCTATCCTTGACAGCAAGCCATCATCGTGATATACTGTGCGATAAGATAAGGAGGTGTGTCATGAGCACCAAGTATGTCTACAAGACCCGCCCATCGTGGCGCTATCTGCTGTGGCTGTTTTTTCGTCATCCCAAGAATGCCCTACGCTGGGCGCTGCAAAGGCAAACCCAGATCATCCGCGTTTCGGCCAATGAAATGCACATCCTCATGCAACCCGGCGTGACCATCACTTCGGCAGGTTCTTTTGACGCACCAAATGCCACAGGTTCCGTTTTTGTGCCCGTAGATACCCCGTTCGACGCAGTATTCCTCTTCCCGAGCGAATAAAGATATGCCAACTAGCTACCCCGCGATCAGACTATCCTCGTAGACCTTGGCCTTGTTCACCGTCCCGTCCGGGTTGTGGTACAGCCGGTCGTCGCCGTCCTCGATGCACATCATCACCGACTCCAGGCGCATCAGGTAGACGATCTTGTTGGTGATGTTCGATTGAGCGTCGATGCGGTCGGCAAGCTGCACGCCCTGGCTGGCCTCGTCACCTTGCAAGTCGAACTCGGCGGCAAGCTCGGTGCGCGTCCACTCACCCAGGGCATAGAGACGCTCCGCCGCCATGAAGCGGTGCAGGTTGATCTTGGGACGGTCTATTGCTGCTCCACTGATGCGGTCTATCAGGTCTGCCATCTATACTACCTCTATTCCTCTGCGGCTTCCCGTTGCGCCGCGTTCACGTCCTGCTGAAAGCCAAACGTGTCGCCCTCGGGAAAGAGCCTCTCGCGCCGCTCATCGGCCTCCGCGGTCGCGTCCTCGACCTCCTTGCCCGGATCGGGCACGATGTCCAGGAGGGTGAGGGCCGTCTTGTCGGTAATGAGGTTGCGGTCCTTGGCGAACTGGAGCTTCTGCACCAGGGTCTGCACGTCGTCGGGAATCACCTCGGGCCAGGTCACGGCCAGCGCGTCGAGCACCAACGCCGGATCCACCAGCGCGCTCGTGGCCAGCCAGATCTCGACCAGGTCGCGCAGCCAGCCGGCGTTGTCGACCTGGCGGCCCTTGACGTCGCGCACCCACTGGTCCATCTGGACCTCGGCGGTCGAGCGCGAGCTGGTGAGCTCCCCACCCCAGATGAACTCCGGGATGCCGGTGTGGTCGAGCAGCAGCAAAAACAGCGACTTGAGCGCCGTCTTGGTGTCCTCGGTGAAGCCGGTGGGTGGGCCTTTGAAGGAGAATGTGCCGCCCTTGCCGACCACGACGATGCTGTTGCGGTCGAGGTTCATCTGGTTGTGGGTGACCTCGTTGCCGTCCTTGTCGTGGTAGGTGTCGGCCTCGGCCGGCTTGTTGGCGTCGAGGACCTCGTTGACGTCCTCCATGCCCTCGAATACCGGCACCGGGTTGCCCAGGAGCTTTGCCCCGTCCAGCTGCTTGTAGATCAGGTCGTCGTACTGGTCGTACAGCGGCCGCAGCTCCTCGTGCACCGGGTGGCCGTAGGTCTCGTTGGCGGAGCGCGCGTTGGCCACGTGCACCACCGGGATGCGCCCAATTAGGTTCTCAAACTGCATCTCCGAGACGGTCTCGCCGTTGCGCTTGATGGTCACCGTGCGATAGTACGCCTC